CTCTGCAAAAGAGATTATTTCACTCTCTATTCTCAATGGAATTGTAGAACGTCGTGGTGGCTGGCTATACTATGGGGATAGGAAGTGGCAAGGCGCCGCTAATATGTTGGAATCAATCCGCGAGGAACTTGATCTCAAAGATGCACTAACTAATGAAGTAATGGATACTCTCCGTACTTCACCACTAATCAAAATAGAAGATGAGGACTAAAATGGTAGTTAGCCGTTTAACAGGCCTACAGGCCTACAATAATCTAAAGAAACTTATGGTAAACCATAAGAGCGGTGTGCAGGGTTACTGCCATCGCACCTGTCAGAATGCTTGGGGCTTGCCTGCCAAGTATGCATCAGCACTAGATGCTTGGAATCATATTCCAGCAAAAGCAAAAAACACAGATCCAAGGAAAGCACCTATTGGAGCCCCACACTTTTTTGATGGCGGTCACTACGGTCACGTAGTATTGCAGTCAGATAAGAAGGGAATTGTTATTGGTACTGACGCTCCTACAGCAAATTACGTTGGAGAAGTACCTTTGACTTGGTTTGCAAAGCACTGGGGTAAGAAATACCTTGGTTGGTCATCTGTATACAATGATGAAGCTCTTCAACTTAAGGAAATGCCTAAGTAATTTAGTAGCTGGGGCCTTCGGGCCCCAGCACACTCATAGGAGGAATAATGATTGATTTTAAATACACAAGGAATAGTTGCCTAGATGATTGGCAGCGCACTTTGTGGGATGCTGCACAGGAAGAAATCAAAGAACGTGTGCGGGAAGTCCATAAGCCTATCAACGGGCCTGCTGATGACATTACTTGTTCAGAGTGTGCCGTTGACGAAAACAATTACCCACAATACCCTTGCCTAACAATTCAAGCGTTAGACGGTGAGCAGGAATGATAAAAGTAGGTATGTCTATGGTATTAATATCTTTAGTAATTTTACTTGCAGTAACTTGGTTTTACAGCGATTAATTATGGGTCCGGAAGACATAGATATAGAAGACTGGACACCAGACTTCACAGAAAAGATTGATGAGATAATATGAAAAGCGAAGGTCAAAAGCAGTCTCTAAAACATGAAAAACGTTTAGAGAAAGCACTTGGAGGACAGCGTTCCGCTGCTTCCGGGGCCTTCTGGTCTCGTAAGGGTGACGTAAGGACTAATGACTTCTTGATAGAACATAAGTGGACAGGTAAGAAGTCGTTCACTCTAAAATCAGATGTACTAGAAAAGATAGTCATGGAAGCTATCTTAGATAGTCGTGTCGCTGCCCTGGGAATAAGTTTAAATGGCAAAAATTACGTGCTCTTGGAGGAACACGATTTCATTGAACTCCGAGACTTTAGGAATGAGCACGAATGTACGACGATAACGAAGACGACGTCCCCTGGGCTTGGCGATACAAAGCTAAGTGTAGAGGAGTAGATACAGAAATCTTTTTTCCTCCAAGGGATAAAGAACTGTATACTGACATAGCTGATAAGGCTAAGGCTGTATGCCTTGGTTTAGATGACCAGCCCGCTTGTCCAGTAAGACGAGAGTGCTTAGTCGAAGCTATAAAGAATGACGAGCTTCATGGTATCTGGGGCGGTTTGTCACACCGCGAAAGAAATGCTATGGTTCGTAAATATACCGATGCCGGAATGACACTAGAAGATTGGTTGGATCGCCCTAATGCCCTCAAAACCCCAAAAAATAGCAAGCAAAAACCTAAAGGCCTTTCTTGATGCTAACAAACGCGTATCAAGGATTACAGGTCCACTAGAACGCTACATACTCGCACGTGAGCCGGAGTTCCGTGATCAGAGTTACTTGCACCCTAGTGACCTTATTAAGTCTGAATGGTGCGCTCTGCATGCTTACCACGCGTTAACTGGTAACTATGTAGCAACTCAAGACAAGCCAACACTACGCTTGCAATCCATTTTTGATGAGGGCCATGCTATTCACCACAAGTGGCAGACTTGGATTAAGCAAATGGGCAACCTATACGGTCTTTGGTTCTTACGAGATGGAACTACAGAGTGGGGCACTAGCCTTGACGGTGACTATCGAGAAGTCCCGCTGCAGAGCAAAAAGCACATGATCAAAGGCCACTCTGACGGCTGGGTAAAAGGTTTGGGTAACGATTTCCTCATTGAGATAAAGTCAATGGGGGCTGGCACTATTCGCATAGAGGCTCCTAGCCTTCTTGCAGGTGCTGGTGGTGACCTAGAAGCTGCTTGGAGGGCAATCAAACAGCCTTTTAGGTCACATATGCTTCAAGGCCAGGTATATCTACACCTGTGCCACTTAATGGTAGAAGAGGGTTTGCTAGAGTCAGCCCCAGAATCTATAGTGTTCATATATGAACTCAAAGCTAACCAAGACTACAAAGAGTTTGAAGTCATGTATGACCCAGGCTATGTAGAGGATATATTTGAGAATGCACTAGATGTAAAGTGGGCAGTTGACAACAAGCGTCTACCTGCATGTAATATAGACCCAGTTAAGGGCTGCAAGCGTTGCGCCACATTTAGGGAGGATACAGATGATTAAGAAGCACCCATACCGTGCTGCAGTAAAGCACATTCGTGAACTACATCACGCAGAAAAGCGTAGTTCACACGTTCCAATTACTTGTGCAGTTTGCCAAATTCCATATCCATGCAAGACTATTCAACTAATCGACGACGATTTATATGAGGATGGCAATAATGAGTAATAGTGCACATGCATTAAATGCATTAAGTAAAAAAGGTTTTCAAATACCAAACAAGCCAAACTATGAAATACCTGCACTACCGGTAGATATCACAGAGCTACATGACGAAGATCTTATGGAGCTATTTGTTACTCTTACTAGCTGGACTGACTACGTAGCGCCACAGGTTGCTGTTGCAGCAATTGATGAGCGTGAAGCTGATCGCTATGTTTCTGTACTAGAAGCCACAGCTATGGTAAATAACTGGAAGGGCGGTAGTGGTGATCGTGTAACGATTGCTAAGGCCAACATTCTTTTAGACCCAAAGGTCGTAGAGGCTAAACAAGAACTAGACGAGAAGCACGCTTACCGCAAGTTGGTAGAAGTATTGCTGCAGAACTTGGAGCGGGATGCTGCACTGGTATCTCGTGAATTAACTCGTCGTACATCAGATAGTGGTGTAAAAACTCGATCAAGGAAGTATTCGTTCTAATGAGTGAAACAACAACTAACAAAACAAACGTAACTATAACTCCTACTAGTAATGGTCATAAGTTTAGTGTGGGAACTAAAGCACCTATTGTTAATAAGCATGCTATATCTGAAGAACAAATAGAAGAGATGGCCGCATTACTAGATAACATTCTTCAAGATGCATTAGTAATTTGTGAAGAGGATTGCTGCGAAGATCAGGCTACAAAGATTGATGTTAATGCAATCTCTCGTTCAATTGTAAAAACAATAACTCAAGATCTTTTGTTACCTAAGTTTGATGTTCTTGAATATCAAAAACAAATACGTGACTTAGAAAAGAAATTAAAAATAGCTCAGAATTCTCCTAACAATCACTATAAAGAATCAAAATATAAAACTCAATGGGATAACCCTAAGGATAAAAAATGATTATTGGTTTATCAGGATACGCACAAAGCGGTAAAGACGAAATAGCAAATATTTTATTGCAAGAAGGATTTGAACGTGCAGCTTTTGCTGACACTCTGCGCGAAGCATTAATGGCTTTAAACCCTATGGCGGGTTACGGAGTATTTCTTAACGATGTGGTAGCTATGCTTGGCTGGGAAGACGCTAAGCGTAACTATCCAGAAGTACGTCGTCTACTACAGCGCATGGGTACAGAAGCTGGTCGTGATATATTTGGCGAACAGATCTGGGTTAATAAAACTTTGGGTAGGCTAGATCCACAGAAGAACTACATTATTACAGATGTACGGTTCCAGAATGAGGCTGACGCTATTCGTGACCTTGGTGGTCAAATGTGGCGTGTAACTCGTCCTAGCCATGGCCCTGTCAATGGTCACTCATCTGAGGTAGCCTTGGACAACTACGTGTTTGATTACACGGTAGAAAACAAAGGTGACCTTAATGAACTTAAAGCATTGGTACTTGCATTAGTAAAGGTAAAAGCGTGAGCACTAAATCATTCGGAGATAAATCCAGCCTAAAGGGTGAGGTCTACATCGGTATAGATCAGTCCTACAGTGGGTTTGGTATTACAGCGATTGATAAGAAAGCCAATTACTACACCGAGGTCTACAAAGCAGAAGGCTCCGGTATTGAGAAGTTGTGTAATATCCGCAACTATGTCGAAGACTTCCTATCAGAGCATGAAGTAGCTGGCATTGCTATGGAAGGTTACGCATTTGGCAGGGAGTTTGGAGTAGCTATCTCCGGTGAACTTGGTGGAATGATTAAACTCTTATTGTTTGATTTATACCCAGGCAATGATGCTGCCAGGTTCCCGTTGATCGTACAGCCAACCAGCTTAAAGAAATACATCACTGGCAAAGGCACTAAAGTCAATAAGAATCAGATCCTTCTCAATGTATATAAAAAGTGGGATGTAGAGTTCAATGACGATAATGCGGCAGATTCCTATGGATTAGCCCGAATTGTACGGAATAAGCATGATTTTGAGTACGAAAAAGAAGTTTACGACAAGTTAACAACTAAATAGTGGTAGTGTTTTCTTAGAGGGCGCTCAACAATCGGAAAACTAAGGAATAAAAATCGTGAGCGAAACACAAGAAAAGCAAGAAGAAAACTACCTACGGGTAAGTGGTGGATCAAGTGCACAGCAAGTTGGTTCAGCCATTGCCCACGCCCTATATGAAAACCCAGTAGTAAAACTACGTGCGGTAGGCGCTTCAGCAGTCAATCAGGCCGTTAAAGCTATCGCAATTGCGCGAGGATACGTAGCCCCTAGAGGACTAGATCTTACCTGCAAGCCAGGTTTTACATCTATTGAGTCCAGAGAAGGCACCATTTCAGCAATTGTCTTTACTATTACTGCAAGTTAATGCTGATAAATTAAGCCGTAAAGCTTACGGTTTACATATAACTCTATTCTAGAATGAGGTAAAAATGGCTAATTCGTCAAACGACGTAGATGCAGCATTGGCCGGTATGGCCAAGACAGGTGCGCCTCGCGTACCAATGGGTACCGCAGCAGTTGACTCTGCTTCATATCCATCAGCAACTGACACTGGTTCAGCAACTTTGGTTCCTAAAGGTCACTCAAAGTCTGTAGATCCAACCGCAGGTGGAAAAGCAAACCGTTCAAACGTGCTTTCACCAGCAGTCGGCAGAGGCCCTGAGCGTAATGGTGCTCGTTATTCAGTTTCAGTGAATACCGTAATCCCAACTGCTCCTGAAGCTTCATCTACACAGGCAAGTGGTCGTATCATCTCACCTTCGACTAATCGTAGTCGTAGCGTATTTGACGATGGTATGGGTTCGTCCTACAATTAAATAATAACTTAATACTTATAAGTGGGTGGCCCTCCGGGGCCACCTTATAATCGGGATAACAATTGGAGTATATGCATGTTGGCTGAGGCCTTAAAAGACTATAAACATACACGCGCCACACAGGTTCGCCTATGTATCGTAGGTAGTTGGTCATCTACCTTATCTACAGAAGATCAAGCAAGCTTTAAAGAAGCTTTAGAAGACTATTCAATTTCTGCCCGCTCATTACTAAATATATTAAATAATGTTGGGGCATCTTTTAGCCTAGAGGCTCTTCGCAAGCACCGTAATCAGGAGTGCCCATGCCAAGCTTAGGTACAGAATTAGCAAAACTCC